CTTGTCGTTGCGTCTTGCGGAGAATCTGTACGAGTGTCTTGCGACCCCGACATCCGAGAGGATGCTCGAGGCCGTGAGGCAGAAGGATTGGATGACTCTCGTTTCGACGAGTATTAATCCGTCTTCGTACAGCGATCCCGAGCTTTTCCGGCGCGATTACCTGGCGGTCGAACTGATGTCAAAGTTTCCAGACTTTGACCTTGGTATCGACCGTAAGGAGGTCGCGCTGGCGAAGTTCGTGGAATCCGAGGACCGTTGTGCTGAAACCAACTGGTTATTTGGCTCTACCACGCGTCTCCTAAAACGAGACCCGATGGCGATGTCCGTAATTCATACGGCATCGCGAAAAATAGAAGCCCTCCTTGGCCCGTTCAACTGGGACGAGGTTTCCACTGGTTTCGATCACGGTCCGGGCGCAACAACGCGTCTGCGAAAAAGGTGCTCAGATGCGTATTACAAGTTCTCGGGGATCCCCGAGTGCACGCTAGGCGCCTTGCCTGCTGCAGCTTCACTCCTGCGGTTTTACCCGCTGTGGTGGAGAGAGATGCAGCCCCAGAATGTCGATTCGGAGGAATCAATCCTCAAGATCGTTCCTGGGAACAAGGTGGTAACCGTACCGAAGAACGCCAAGACCGACAGGGTGATCGCTATTGAGCCCGATCTGAACATTTTCGTCCAGAAAGGGATCGGAGCTGTCATCCGTCGTCGGTTGCGCGGAGTCGGAGTTGACCTCAATGACCAAAGCCTTAACCAAGCTCTGGCACTCATTGGGTCTAAGGAGAATTCCTTAGCGACTATCGATTTGAGCAGCGCGAGCGATACTCTCTCTCGAGAGGTCGTCCGCACCCTGCTTCCGCGTGATTGGTGCGACGCAATTGAGCAATTGCGTAGTACCCATGGCTTCTTACCTGATGGTGACAGTATTTGTTACCAGAAGGTGTCCTCGATGGGCAACGGTTTCACATTTGAGTTAGAAAGCCTGATCTTCTGGGCGATCTGTTCGAGTGTGAGGTCGTTGCTAGGCATCAGGGACCGACGTCTTGCAGTCTACGGCGACGACATCATCGTTCCTAACGGGGCGATGGCGGAAGTTACAATCCGCATACTGTCGTTGTTTGGCTTCTCGGTTAACCCGAAGAAGACATTTGTAGACGGCCCGTTCCGAGAGTCGTGCGGAAAGCACTTCTTCAAGGGACAAGACGTGACGCCCTTCTATGTCAGGAATGACATCAAGGGTGACGCAGACCTATTTAAGTTCGGCAATGCCGTGAGGCGTTGGTCGATGGCCGGCTCCAGTCTGGGTGCAGTTTCAACCCTGCGTCCAGTCTACGAGCTTGCTAAGGCCTGTGTCAAAAAGCCGTACTTCATCCCAGATGGCTTCGGAGACGGAGGATTCATCTCCTCCTTCGACGAAGCCGCTCCGTTTGTGAAAACGAAGATGCCCTGGGGTCCCGGTGGTGGTATCGCTTATAAGTTTCCTTATTTGGGCGAATCCACCGTTACTGAGCTTCCGAGCGATCCTGCTCTGTTACTCAAGTCCCTTTGGGGGCTCGAGAGAGCTAGGAAGCGCGTTGGCCCAGACCGGAACATTCTGGATCCGCAGATGCTATGGACTAAATATCCATTCGCGTTTGCGGGCTCCCGGGATGTCTCCTCACTTGCTATTCCAAAGTATCGGAAGAGCAAAAGGAGGTACGGTACTGTCGTACGGTGGCCCTCCGTCGGTCCTTGGTTGGACTGACGGAGTGTAGCTTTGTCGCGAACATACCTGCGACTGGATGCTCTGCCATCCTGGCGGTGTTGACGGGGAATTAAA